TTATCAATATTGATTGTATTTTGTATATTTGTAGAATTGCTGTTTAGTGTAACATTATTGCTATTATCAATTGTTAATATGTTGTTCATATTAATACTTGTTGCATTAGTAATAAAGTTTTGACTAGCATCAATATTTAAAACATTTGTTGAAGAATTATCAATAGTTACAGTAGTACCACCAATTGTAACCATTGTATTAGCTACATCAATTTCTAACAAATTGTTAAAATTAATATCTCCGTTTTGATTAATAACATTATTATTAATTGTAACAACTTGTGCTCCACTTACAGTAATAGCTTCGTTGACACCTAGTGTTGCTTGGTTAGTGTTATCTAATGTAAATAAATCATTGTAGTTTACAGTATTATTTGCATTGATTCTAAAAAATTCGTTGATAGTTACATTTCCACTAGAGTCTATGCTAATTGCATTGTTGAGACCCATATTAATATTATTAGATAAATCTATATTAAAAATATTGTTAATGTTTGTTGCGCCAGTAACTACTACATCACCTGTAACTGCATTTATATTAATATCACCATATGTAGGTCCTGCTAGTGTAATATCAATATCATTGTTATTGAATGTTATTGCATTATCGTTAGTTGGTGAAGATATTGAAGGAATATTTAATTGTGTTGTTGTGTTGTTAATTATAAGCTGATTGTTTAAATTGATGTTATCTGCTGTCATTACAATATCATTGTTAGAAGTTGTAATGTTAATGTCACCAGATGTTGAAACAATATTAATTTCATTTTCTGCTGTCATATTGAGTTGATTAGCAATTGTCATAATTATGCTTTGATCAACATTTACAGTAAGATTGTTACTCAGATCAATTTGTAGTTGAACAACAGTTTGATTACTGTTGTTTTGCATATTGATATTTTGTGTTGTAGTTGTTTCGTTGTCAATATCAACTGTGATAATATTTTGTGTTATACCAATGAGACTGAATACGTTTGTAAAATTATTATTAATTTTTACAAAAGCATCACGAATACATTCGCCATCTGTTGCGAGTCTTCCTGATCCTACATTTACTAATTCAAAACTCATTGTTATTCCTTAATGATTCATCTTAATACTGTTGATTGTACCACCTACCCAACGTGTAATATATGCACGTACCCAGGTATAGTTTCCTACAAAGTTGTATATTTTTATGCTGGTTTCTGGTTCGTCATATTGTAGTTTAAAAGGTACAATTTCACTTTGCCATAATCCTGTGGTAGAAACACAAACTGGTTTGTCACTTAACACCGGTGTCCAATCTGTGCCGTCATTACAATTTGTGTAAAAAGGATCTTTTGGATCAACTCCTAGTGTTCCTTCAATTTCTATTATGCCTACAAAGTTTGTCAGTCTAATTTGAACAGTGTGTAAGCCGTCATCTCGGCTATAATATCCGTCGCCTTTAAACTTGTCACCTCTTAGCTCTACTTCGCTACTGTCGCCTGGGTGTGTTTGTAATGATAATATTGTCTCACTGTTACTCATACTTATATTTATCCATACTGGTTTTTTATTAGTTTCTCACTAAAATCTTTAAAAGCTTATCTTCAGGATCTGCATCTGCTATAAAACGCAAATATGAATAAACACCTTTGAAAACATTTAATACTGGTCTAACTTCTGTACCATCAAATGCAACAGTATCAATTGTGTACCAATCATTTTGTTCAGTAACTTGATTATCTAATGTGCCTTGAATTTCAACGTTTCCAATAAATCCTTTGCTATTATAAGCATCGGTGTAGAAAGCTACTGTGTGTACAGCTTCGTTTTTGTTTATTTTTGGTTGTGCAGTAATTTTGTTTGCGTCATCGTAACCAGCAATAAAACTATCTCCTACTGCTAACCAATTAATTACCTTATTGCTGCTGCGTATTGTAGGGTGTGTGCAATCGTCTACATAAATGTGTCCACAAGCGTCAAAGCCTCTATTTGTATAAGTGACTTCTCTTGAATCGCAAGTTTCAAGCAGGTAAATTGTGTAACTTAAATATTGTGATGGCATCGGCAATAAATCATTTTCGGTAATTGTTACAAAGAACAATCCTTTTGTTGATTTAGTCGATCCGTCATCTAGTATGGTTGCATCGTATTGTAACACTTGATCTTTTTCTTCATCAAATGCTTCAAATCTTACAACTTTGCCATTAATATCAATCGGTTTCTGATCAGCGTTGAGCATTCTAAATTGCACTTTATTGTCAACGCCCTTATATACTTTTACTTGTCTACTATACACTGGTCTATACTCCACAATAAATCCTACATCGTTTGATACAACGTCAATTTGATTTTTGTATAAATATCTTGGTATTAGTTGCATAAAGGATCCTATAACTATATACATATTTATTAAAAAAAGCACATTTAAATATAATGAGAGCAGATGTTATTAAAAGATATTGAAAAAAAATTTCCATATGTAAGCGTAGTTGCTTATGGCGGCAACGAGTATGTAGGGATTGTTTCTAATCAAGATACTTTTGTGACAACTATGTATGTCTTTAATAGATTAAAAACAGACGTTGAAAAGAAGTTGTTTTTAGAATTAGGTGAAGTATGGTGGTGGGAATCAAATAGAATGATTCCTATTAATATATTTTTAAAAACAGAAATGCAAAGATTTACTTATTGTATGATGACAATGAATACAAAGGATGTAAAGATATCAGTAGGGCCTTGTGTAAATTTAAATAATTTATCAAACAAAAGAATCAAAAGAAAAAGTGTGCAGGTTTTAAGAAAGCGTTGATTCGCAAATTAAATTCATATGTACTACACACGCCATAGCATAAGATACAGCGTGTGCCTTTTTAAAGTAGTATTCACCGTTGTCTGGTTTGATCCAAACTTCTTGTAAAATTTGTTCCCACTTCTTGTTTGCTAGATATCTTTTTGCTGGACGTATAATCGCTAGTGCCGCTGCTAATTGTTCTACCGATTGCGGCTTCAATTGTTTCAATAGACTGTCGTGTCCGCTTAGATGAAATACTCTGTCTACGAAGTCTTTGTGCTCCAGTAGTTCCCATAATGGCTCCTTTCTCATTAGTTGTTGTAAATGTTCTTCGTTTTTTATTTCGCTATATATAGATACATTTAAAAAATCTAATTTAAAGTAACCTCGATCTTCTGCTACTTTGTAATCTATTGTTGCTAGATTATCAACAGGATTATGTGGACATTCAGTCACATACACTCCTGTATTATGCTTTTTGCCTGTGTCTAGTTTTGCTACTCTGTGTTTTATTTTATCTAAAATAAAATTTCTATCAGCAAAATCGATATCAATATCAGGCATCTACTTTACTCCAATGCTTTTCACCTTCTTTAGGTGTATTACCAATATACTCTTCTCCTGTCTCTCTGTCAACCAATTTCCATTTCATAGGACATTTTGTTTTAACAATAAGTTCAACAGGTTCATCAAGTTCATAAACTTGCACGCCGTTTTGAAGTTTTCTAAAGTTCATAACTTTGCCTCTTTTACAACTTGTTTTACAAGTTCAACATCTTTTGGTTGTCTTTTAAATCTCAAAGCCCAATGCTGTGGATCTAGCACATTATTCAACATTCCTAATTGTTCATCATTTAGTTCACTAAGAACTTTTTTACCACTGTCACAATTCAATACTAACCAAGGTGATATCTTACCGTCTTTGATATTCCAGGTTATTCTATTTGTACTTGCATATAAAAAATAATGATTGTAAGAGCTATTTTTTTCTTTACTCCATTCAACCATTGTATTTATTGAACGTTCTAATGCTGTTTCTACACCTTCTTTGCGTATCAATTCAATAGCATATCTTTCATACATTTCATCTCTACACCAATGATCAAGTTTTACATTACTGGTTACAACATAATCAATATACTTGTCAGGATATAAAGGCCTAACGTTATTAACAAAACTGCCGAACTTAACAAAAGCATTGTAAAACGATGACTTAACAAAATCTTCATATGTTTTTTCTTTCTTATGTCCTGCACTTAATTTATAAAATCTTTGGAACGCATAAAATCCTACCTTTACACGTTTTTCATCTTGTTGTAGCCAACGCCTTTTTGGTTCACACATATGCGCCAGCAATGTGCTTTCTTTTACATAGCTTTTGCCACAATAATCGCAAGTGTAATTAGATGTCAACTTTTTCGTAACCGTGTTCTTTGGCGAGTTCTTTGATTTCCTTTTTTGTAGATATTCTAGCAAGTGTTTCTACCTCGTCCATTTTCATTTCAGGATATATTTGCGCCAATAACTTTACTGATTTACTACTGTCGTCTTTTTTCTTTTTCAAACCAATCCAAGGATGAAATTGTTTCTTTCCTGTTTTGCCAGCAACACATAATAGTTGCCATTGTAGTTTTACGTGATTAGTGCCGCCAAGCACATTCCAATTTTTGTTGTAATATTCATTAACTTTGAAAACTGCAAGTGCAGTCTTTTCATAGTTGCCTTTTACACTACTAATATAACGGTTCAAGTTCCATAAGTCAAGTTTTATATCTTTCTTGCCATCTTCACCGGCAGCATCATACAGTTCTTTGAAGCCCATATCAATACTTGGAATAAGTTCCTTGAATAAGTCTAGTTCTTTGTTTGCCACTTTTCTAAATCCTCTGGCGTGTTAATTTCTATACCATCAAACTCAACTTCAACTACACCAATTCTTATTCCGTTTTGTATCCAACGTAGTTGTTCAAGTTTTTCTATATCTTCCTCTGCGTACTTAGTGCTAGAAGTATAAACAATCTTTGCTTCTCTGTTGTAGCCATACACACCCAAGTGATGATCACCATATGTTAGACTTGCACGTAAGAACCAATGAGCTCTTCCTCTGCTGTGTATCATTTTAACACTGTTTGGATCATTTCGCAAGTTAAAATCCATAGGAGTATATGCAGTTGCTACATCACTGTGTTGTAATTCATTTTCAACAGCAAGTATTATTTTTGAAGTTATATCCGGCATATCGCCTTGTACATTTATATATCTATCATATTGTAATACTTCGTCAATAACCTGCATACAACGTTCTGTGCCATTTTCTGCTTCTTGTGTCATAATACATCTGTTGCCACCCATATAGTTATAAATGTCTTGATGATCTGTTAGCACATATGTATCTAGTCCTGTGCCAGCACAACGATTATAAACGTGTTCTACTAATGGTACGCCATTTAGTTCGGCCATCATTTTGCCAGGAAATCTTGTACTAGCATACCTTGCGGGTATTAGTATAGCTGTTGTCATTTTACATCCTTTCCATTTCGTACAAATTATCTTGCACTTTATGTACAGTAGGAATAGCGTCAAAGTCTACGTAAGTTTGGTTACTGAACTTACAACTATTCTTTGGTAACAATATTTTTGATTTTGTTTTTTGTAACCAAAAATCAAATCCTAGTGGTCTATGTCTAACACAAATATCCCAAGCTGCTCCGTACATATAAATTGATTGTATTTCATCTATGTTCGGAAACTCCCAAGGATAATGTATTGTATACACATTTTTTGTTTGTGTCAACCTCCAAACTTCTGGATTCGTAATATGTTCATCTTTATAATTGAACACTTGATCATATGCTATGTTTTCAATTTTTTTATCCCAATTGTGTTTACCTACTAATTTTTTTGTAGATTCTGCAACTGGACTTGTCCATTCTTTTTCTGATACATCGTATGTAGCAACAATTACTGTATCAACGTCTTTGGCTTCAATATCTTTGATCCATTTGTTATGTGTATTCTTAGTAAACAAATCAATCGTACCATCTGCTAATGTCCAAAAATCAATTAATACAGCAATATTTTTCATTATAACCAATGCCAATTATTAGCTGTTTTGTAAGTATGGTATATTTGTTTTACAGTATCCTCAAAGTCTTCTAGTCGAAGCATATTCGGACCATCACTTGGTGCATTGTCTGGATCAGGATGTACTTCTATAAAAAAAGAAGATATCCCAAGAGCGGCCCCAGCACGAGCAAGATGAGGCACATACCTGCGATCTCCACCACTCGAGGTTCCGTTTCCTCCTGGTCTTTGTACCGAATGAGTAATGTCGTAAACAAAGTTGGTACCAAGATCAAAAAGGAGATCGTACATACCAGTGAAATCATTAATAAGACGTCCGTACCCAAAACTAGTTCCTCTCTCTGTTATCCAAACTTCTGTTGCACCATAGTGTGCTGTTTTACTTAGTATTCCTTTGACATCTCCAGGTGCAAGGAATTGTCCTTTTTTAACATTTATGATACAGCCACTATCACAAGCCGCTTTGATTAAATCAGTTTGTCTGCACAAGAACGCAGGAATTTGCAGCACATCAACGCTACCGGCCATTCTATTCCAGTCTTTGATTTGATACACTTGTGCTTCGGTATGCACATCAGTAAGTGTTTTTATCTCTAAACTTTTTTTGATTGTGTCAAAATGTTTAAGTGTATCTTCTAAACCAATACCACGTTTACCTGATATGTTTGTGCGATTTGCTTTATCAAAACTTGCTTTGAATATGTATTCTATATCGTATCTATCACACACACGTTTACATTCTTTAGCAATATCAAAACTATGTGATAAGCTTTCGTGTTGACAAGGTCCTGCTATAATTCTCATTTGTTATCCTTTACAATGTAATATGTTGTAACTGCTGTTTGTAACTGTTTGCGTAGTGTTGGGTATTCATTTGCTAATTCCATCATATCTTGCCACTCGCTATAACTAAATAAATTTCCTTGTGCTTTGCTAACACTTTCTGGTTCACCACCTATAATCCATCTAGGTATTTTATTATGCGGTGGATCTCGGTAACGTGCGTATGTAACACCATCTGCACGTTCATAAATTAAAACAGCACCTGGAACAAGTTTACTCATTTTTTTCTAACAAAACAATATATTTTACCATATGTATATTTTGCCCTTGTATAAATCTATCTTTTTCTTTCACTTCTTCAAAAGCAAAAGTCCAATTATATTTTTTTAATTTGCTTCTCCACCAACTTGGTTGTTCTATTATCAAATGTGCATTTCTGCCATCACGTAATTTTTTCTTTGCAGGATGACAAGCAATTAAATGATATTGATACTTTGTTGCAATAGTAAACAAAACATCTAATGTATCATCTATAAATTCAGGTTCAACGTGTTCTAAAACATCACTGCTATAAACTATATCAACTTGTTCAGGAAGTTCAATAGGTGATGTTACAGGATCATAAGAGTATACATTAATATTGCTGTTAAAGTCCTTTACAGTTTGACTAAACTTTCCTTTACCGCAACCAAAATCTAATAAACTATCTACATTTGTTAAGTATGGCTGTAACGTTTTTGGAACTTTTGAACCACCGCTACCAAAGTCAGTTGTCCTATGTAAATGTTTCAGCTGATTAACATATTGTGTAGTTAGTTGACTCATACTGTTGTGCCGACAGACCTTCTTACAATATCATTGTGATTAAATTCTGCCCAGTAAAGCTCAAACGCTATACCATCTTCAAGTCCTTCAAACTGATGTATTACACCTGGCTTTACTTGTGTAAAGTCTCCTGGACCTAAAATAGTTTCGTCAACAAGATCATAATCTTTTTGCCATACACGCACAAGCATTTTTCCTGACTCTACAAAGAAGCCATTCCATTTGAATTGATGTTCGTGTTCGCTACATTTGTAGCCGCCTTTGAATTCAATACGGTGAAACTCAAGTACACCGTTAGCGTGGATAAGTTCTGTCTGTCCCCAAATCTTTCCTGCTTTCATTTTACTCTCCTATAGTAACTTTCCAAAGTCTATAACTTCGCTTTGTCTGTTGATGTCCTTTACAAAAAATGCACAATAAGGATCGTTGCCTTCTGTAATAGGTACACTTAATAATTGTCCTGTTTTTAATTTAGGAAAATACCATTTTACATCGTTGTAAAAATTTACTATTTCTATTTTACCAAATTTTGGTTTACTACCTGTTAACGGATTAAAAAGATATGCTTCAAATCCTCGCTGATTTAAACTAGTTAATGGTAATACTTCTAAGTCACTTCCTGCTTGACTACAACCTACTGCTAAACACCAATCTAATGGCATTGTAATTTGATTATCGTTTATTTCTAACACAACAGCTGGCGAACTAAAACTTTCTAAAAAAATTAATGGTATAAAAAAGAAATCTGGGTCTTGAGGATTACTATTATCAAGCACACTAAATCTTACTGAATCATCTACTTCTTCTGGCACTGTGTTTAAATTAAAACTTTTGTTTTCTAATGTTAATATATTCATTTATTTCCAATCTACCTTTTCAATGGTGAATGGGTACTGTGCTTCCTTATAAAACTTTTTACGTTGGGTAAGGTGCCGCTTCGCAAACTTACAAGTACTCGTAAGGTCCCATATTTGTACGAAGTCTTTGTCCTTTGCCTTTCTAACGCCTCTGCCAATACTTTGTATTACTCTTACGAAGGACTTACCAGGTTCAATAAGAACAAGGTTGAAAATACGAGGAATGTTAATACCAACAGCAGCGACACCATAAGTGGCAATAACCACGTGATTAGTTCCTTCGTTGATTTCGTCATACGCATCTTTTCTATCCTTCAGTTTTACATCACCCTTAACAAAAGTTGATCCGGGTATAAGTTCTTGTAACATCTCGCCTGCTGAGATTCTATCTACAAGTATAAGAGTGTTGCCTGATTCTTTTACTGTGTTTAATAATTTGCCTAAATAATTAATTCTTTCTGGATTTGTAACTAGATATTTTAATTCTTCTTGATAGCCTCTGTGTGCTACTGTATCAATAAGTTGTACAATGTTTACGTGACATTGTGATAGCACACCTTTGTCTTGTAATTCTTTTGCTGATATTTCACCAATCACTGGTCCTAAACTTGCGTGTATTGATTCAAATTCAAACTTTTCTTTTGGTATGGTTCCTGTTAGTCCCCAACGTATTGGTGCATTTTTTAAATTACGTGTAAGCAAATTCTTTAGCACTTCTGCTTTTGCTTGATGCACTTCGTCTACAATAATCGTGCTCACACCATCTAAGAACTCCGCTAGTGATAATACTGCTTCTCCGTCCTTGTGCTTCTTGTCCAGTATGTTTAATGACTGCCAAGTGCAGATGGTGTGAGTCTTACCTAACTCTTTTCTATCTCCAAAATAAACGCCAACGTCAAGTCCGCAATTTATATAATCTTCTTCTGTTTGTGTAACAAGTGATTTATTTGGCACAATAACCAAACTACGTCCATATTTTTCACCCATATGTGATAGAGTCGCTGTCGTAATAGTTTTGCCTGCGCCTGTTGCAATCTGTTGCAAGCTCTGCGGATTGTTTGCAAAATTGTTGATTGCTTCTACTTGATAGTCACGCAGAATTATTTCTTCGCCTTCTGCAGGATGACCTTTAGGCCAATGCACACCTTGATCTGCCCAGTAACGTTCTGTAACTTCTGGAAAGTCTAATTGTATAGGATGTCGTCTATCTTCTATATCAACTATTTGTACATTGTTTTTTTCTAATACAGTAGTAATAGTATCCAGATGATTTACATAGCCTGTGCCACCAATACCAAAGAAAGCAACTTTTCCATCCCAGCGTCCAAGTTTATATTGTGGCATATAACGTGCATAAGGAACCTCAAACTTAAGAGCATTGGAAAGTTTACGTCTGACGTCTACATCCAAACCTTCTAGTTTTATGTTAACTTCATCTTCAATTATTAATTTACAACTTGCCAACCATTGAACCCTTTGTTATAATGTGTTCTAAAACTACTTAGATCTGTATCGTTGTACACAATCAAATCGCAGTTATAACTTACATAATTTGTAACTAGTCTGTTAGAACGCAAACTTGATTTACAAACTGCTGTGCGTGGTTTGAAATCACTTTTCAACAATACTTTTGGTAGTTTGTCTTTTTTAATATACACTACTTTTGTATTTTGATCTACCCAATTATTAAGACTATTTTCTTTAACAAAATTGTTTAAAGGATTATTTTCTTTATCACTGCTTTCAACTCTAAACATAACACTTTGTAAATTACACGGAACAAATTTTGTAATTGCAGAGTGCATTTCTTGCACTTGTTTAAATGCATCATCTTTATCAACACACACTAGTAAAGGATATCTATCTAAATGATCTAAACAATCAACAATATCATAAAGACTGTAAATATCTATATTAGCAAGAACTGTTGGTTCTTTGCGATATGCAATTGTATCCAGTAATGTATTATTTGTTGACTCATTAATAAAGAACCCATATGCAATAGATGCATCAGCAATATTAATTTTATCTTTTGATTCTAATAAAGATGTTGTTTTTTCATCTACATTTATAAATTTATTATTTTTGTACTGCGGAATATAATCTTCTTTATTGTCTAATATTTCTTGCACTTTTCCTGCAACTTCGATAACTTCTTTATCTGTTTGCCATTCTGGAAATGCTGTTCTAATTTTATGACAATTTATTGGAGTAAATCTAAAATAATGTTCGTGTGAGTTTTTTTCGTGAAAGTATGATTTGTTATTATTCAAATAAATTATATTTTCTAATTTTGCAATAAATTTTTTGTTAAAAGGAAATCTTACTTTTATGTAACGTCCTTCTTTTAATGACCAATGTGTTCTTGTGTTTTTAACAATTTTATCATAATCAACAATTTCTATAGATTTAGTTCTATCTATTTCTCTAAATTCAGTTGAACAATTTTGAAGTGCAGCTTGCCAATTACGTATTTCGTTTTTCTTAAACTGGGATCCATAAACTTCTAACTTAATTTTCAGCAAATTAAATTGTCTATCAGTAAGTGCTACACCTTTACATATTTGTCTATCAAAACTATTCAATAAAGATAAGTCAGCATCTCTTAATGCAAAAGTGTGTCCATACTTGCCTAACACAACTTGAAGCAAGTCTTCAATGTAATTTATTTCAGTCATATTTTATAATAGCAGATTAGAGTAAATTAGTCAATCTCTTTAAAGGTATGCCTTGTTCTATTTCTGGTATAGTAAATTCAGTCCAAGCATAGTCATTTAACCATTGCTGCCTTTCTGGTTTTTTTGGATTTTTTATTTGTGACAAGTGTTGATTTGCCACAGGCCAAGCTAAACTGCTAGGACCAGTAAACACAGGAATACCGTTAATAGCAGCTTGTATACCAGGATTGCTACTCCAATTTACAAGGGCAAATACATCTTTAAAACTTAAATTAAAATCATCATAAGTGCCACGTATTTGTATAGGATCATCTCTGTAAACATTTTGGTATTGACGTTCTATGTGTTCTAATCTACAACGTGGGTGCGGCCTAAATATAATTGGCATATCAGTGTATGTTTTAATTTCATCAATGATACTCATTATCCAATTACTCATACGTGGCATATTTTCCCACTGTAAACTTTTATCGTGTTGTCCACAGATTAAAATATGCTTTCCATTATCCTTCCAAGGTTTTAAATGTAGCCCGAGTTCAGTAGCTCTAGTACTATCCATATTACTACTACCATAAGAAGCGTCCCTATTAATGCCATTCAAACCTACTTTCCAAGTTGTGCCTCTTTTTATACCTCCAACTTCGAGTACAATAACAGGCTTATTTTGTTTTTTACAATTCATCCATATATGTTTATTTGGAGTCATTCTGCCAGCAAATAGTACACTCCATATAACGTGTACATCAGCATCGCTCACTTTATCAGTTTTACATAAACTATGTCCAGCCTCAAGAACACTTTTCTTAAATGCTTCAAACACAGGAGCCGAATTCATTGCTCCATATTCATTCCATAATTTAAATATCATACTTAAATACTCCAGTACTATTTAACAAGGATAAAATATGTCAAACATAACTGTGGTAACAACATTTCATAAACCAGGACTAGACAAATATGGACAACGTTTTTTGGATAGTTTTGCAGAACAAGTTGATCCAGAAATAAAATTGCTTGTTTATGCAGAAGATTGTTTCCCTGCAATTACTGAAAGATCTCAAATCATTGAGTATCAAGCTACTAGAGAACTTCCTAAATTAAATAAATTCAAAAAACGTTGGAAAGATATACCTAAAGCAAATGGAATACCTCCAGCAGATATTAAAGCACGTAGACCTAGAGATTGGCACAAAGAATTCAAATGGAATGCAATTAGATTTGCAAATAAAGTTTATGCTGTGTTTGACGCATTTGAGAAAAGTACAGATTGGTGTGTATGGATGGATGCTGATACATTCATACATAACAAGTGGACATACAAACAATTTAAAAAATTATTACCAGACGACAAATGGATTACGTATGTAGGCAGAGGTAAAGGATCACAAACTTGGCCAGAATGTGGCTTTTATGGCTTAAATAAAAATCATCCAATGTGTGTGCAATTTATAAAAGAGTTTGAAAGATTTTATGAAGATGCAGAGAATGGTATTTTTGAATTAGAAGAATGGCACGATAGTTTTGTTTTTGGACACATATTAAATCAATTAAAAAACATTGATAACAATGTTTTAGATTATAGTGCTGATATGTATTTGAAAGAAGCAAAAACTGGTGGCGGTGGTCATCCGTTAATTAATACAGTGTTAGGAACTTGGATGGATCATATGAAAGGCGATAGAAAAAATACTGGTAAAAGTTTACCTAAAGATATGATGGTAAAAAGAACTGAAAGTTATTGGACATAATTTTTAATATGACTCCAACATTGTCCTGTTTCTAGTTCACTAAAACTCCAATGAAACATACTAATTCTTTGCAACCATTTTAATCTATCAAACATTTTTGGTTGTTCAATATCTAATAAATTATGATTACTAACTTCTGCACACTGACTTTTATTTGGCTCTGTAACAAATGCATTATATCCTTTGATAATAGGACCAACTATACCACTACTATTTTTGTTTATTACAGCGTGACAATTTCTTAAATCATTTTCAAGCATATTTGTAGGATCGCACATTTGTACTTTATTTAATTTGTAAAAAGGATTATGTTTGGGATTTAAAAACAACTTTGATTTTTTACATCCAGGATGAGGTCTGATTCTTATGATCCTGTCACAACCTGTTTTCCTAATTTGTCTTACAGTATTCATTGTCCAATCTATAATGTCTTCTCCGCCCATACTCCAACCACCTTGTCTTTGTAATAAAATAAGAATATGATTACCATTTATTTTTGGTTCTTCGATACGGATACCTGTGTTGGTGCTAATTCTGTTCCATCTAGTTTCGTCTATTTTATCGTCACAGTATATTCCTGTGTCTGGAAAAACTCCATTTAAACTATATCTTAAATAGCCGTGTGGGTTTGCTTTGTTTTGATATAAAAATAGATTAGCATCAGCAACTATTGTATACTTTCCATTTTTACGTTGATGATCTATTACTTTTTTTCTTAAATCTAAATGGCTTGGTCTAGTATCAGAATATACCCAACCTTGAATTACTGCTGCATCACAATCAACTGGAAAATAACCTTGCATTAAATGTGATTCGTCTCCAATACGTTGCACGCCATTGTGAAACTTTACTATTAATTCTTCTTTTTGTTTGTTAGTATTTCCTTTTGGAACACTTGAAAGATAATTAACTACTTTCATTTAAAATACGCCACGCTGTACCATCTTGCATTTCTTGTTTTGTAAATTGACAATAAGTTAAATGTGCTGCGTATGCTTCCATTGTTTGTTTGTCAAATGTAGTTGGATTTTCTATTTCTGACAAACTAGTGTTACATAAAACAGTTGCAGCATTTGGTCCTAATGCAATTGCAGGTTTACCGTTTAGCAATGCTTCTGTTGCTGCAATGCTATTGTATGTTACAACACAATGCACGTCATTTTGTAAAGCGTGTATAATATTTCCGTCTGCTATGCGTTCATTACGCTTTGGTTTTAATCTTATTTCTACAGGTCTATCTGTATATTTTCTAAGTTCTTTGATAACATTTTGAGTCCATTCTTCTGGAGTAGGTTGTTGCCAAAACTTCATTACCTTATCACTTGGAGGACAAATTAGTATTTTTCTTCCTGGATGAAATTTTTGATATTTCCATCCTAGTCTATTTAATCTATCACTAGGACGTTCTTTAATAGGTCCTAAATGTTGCAGTGCATTTTTTGTTATACGATGCCATACTTTACTTTTAGTTCTTTCATTTCCTAAATATCCGCTATCAATTGCATAAAAATCTCTTTTTGTACTCCAGCATTCTTTTATAGCAAGTTGACTTTTTTTGCCTAAACCTCTGATTAACAAAGGAACACTTGATTTTTGTTCTTGTTCCCAAGTACTAAGTTCTCCACTAGGAATACCTTGTACCAGTGCTTCTAAATATTCGTCAAATTCGTAACCTTTTTTCTGCGGATTAAAATTTCCTTCTTCAAAATCAGGAAAGATTGCTGCTACTCTATCACCTCGTATTGCCATTAAATCCTCCTTAAAATCTGTGTCATAAAATTTTGATTCTGGGTCCTTTAAATGATTAAAGAACTTAGTCATTAAATTTTTTTTTTGACTGTCCATTATAATATTTTCTGGATGTATTCTTTCGTTAATATCAATTTCTTTATCACGTTTACGTTTTTCATCTAAACTTTGTGCTTTAGCGTGTGCGTGTTTATAAGCATCTGTCAAATAATTATTTTTTGCTTTATACCACTCAAGGGCATATTCACAGTTTTCATATTCTTTAAACCAAGGTCCACCTTCTGTATAGTGCAATGCTTTTGGTTTACCGTCTTTTGGTTCTTTGTACCATCCTACTAACCAATTCCATTCGTGACTCAGTTCTCCAATTTCGGCATCAGGCACCCAACTGAATCTGTGGAAGTAAGCGCCAGTTTTTAAAGAATCGTTTATTAAACCTTTGCCTAAAACACCATTTGTATAACTACCACAGTTCATTAACATCATACTACTCCAATTTTTTCTTGGATATATATGCTGTGTCTTGCCATCCATTTTTGTACCTTCTTTAGGTGTATAGTCGTGTTGGGCACACATAATTGCATACTTGTTATCTGCTTGATCAAATAATTTTTTTACATCATCCAAAAACACAAAATCGCAATCAATGAACAATGCCCATCCTTGGAATCCATTTAGTAAAGGAACTAAAAATCTTGTAAATGTAAACTCAGTGCTAGCCATAGCATCAATTGCGCGGCCGTATAATCCTTTTTTCCGTAAGTCGTCCTGTTTTAATGGAATAATTTTCACAGGCACAGAAGCGTGATCTAAAATACTTTGTTTGCACACTTGATATGCAATATCTTCTCTACTATCCCATCCTACATATATTCTTAAGGGTTCTTCCATTAGTCTCTTCTTTCTATATCATCTTCTGTTAATTCTTTGCCAAGCCATACTTCTATTACTCTTGCAGATTGGTTATCTAAATTCACTGCTTTATGCCAATAACCTATAGGTATATCAATGCTATCACCTGGAACTAATAGCTTGCTTGATTGTCTACCGTCTTTGTCTTCAAGGAACATAAGTATTACACCATCAACCACGTGCCAGTGTTCACTGCGTTTAAAATGTCTTTGGTCGCTTAGTTGTTGTCCTTGTAAAAACTCTAATTGTTTTACTTGCCAGCCTTCGCCTTTGTCTAAAACAGTATACTTACCCCAAGCACGTTCTGTTGTTGGTTGACTCCAATCTTTCAATATCCAACTACTTGAATTTTTCTTTTCTGATCCACCAACACTAAACACAAACTCTACCTCAGTGCTATCACCATACGTTTCATATTCAGGTGTGCTTATAAGTGTCCTATCACCACCATTGGCAAAAACAACTCTCCAGTTACTACCTTTTGTGCTTAATACTGTGAAGATTGCTGCACAGGCACTATTATCGCTATCGTCAAAAGCAATAACTTGATCAACACATTCCATTTCTTTTATAATTTCAGCACGTTCTCTAAATGGCATAAATGCCCGTCCTTTTTTACGTGCAAGCCATTCGTCACTGTTTAGTCCAACAACAAGTTTGTCGCCTAATTTTTTTGCTGCTTTGAAGTATGCAATGTGTCCTGAGTGTATAGGATCAAAACCTCCTGTAACTAATACTGCCTTTTTACCAGCCAAAGATGTAATCCTTTCTAACATTACTAATTTCAACAGCACCGTGTGATTTCAAAAACTCACCTGCACAATATTCAGTATCAGGATGTTGTTCAACAATAACAATTGGCTTGTATTTTTTTAGAGTGTTTATACCACCTTTTAGCACTTCTAATTCGTGTCTTTCACAATCAATTTTAATTAGTTCAAACGGAGGCATAAAACTTTGGTCAAGTGTTTTTACTTTAATGTTGCCTTCTTTACCGTTAATAAAACTATTTCCTGTGTTGTTTGGATCATAAGTCATATCTACATTTTTTTGTTCACTACCTAGTGCAAAATTATTTAGAATAACATTCTCAATACCTTTTGTATTTTCTAACAAACATTCATAAACTTGTGCCATAGGTTCAAATGATATTACTTTGTTAAATTTTTGTGATAAAGGAACAGTCCATAATCCTACATTAGCACCAACATCAATTGCTGTGTTAAATTCTTTTACGTACTTGAATGCTTCATCTCTAACATCGTCTTGATATTCAGCAGGACCGCCTTGACTGATGCGCTTGTTTATCATTTTTTCAAAATGTGTATCTGTATCTGGCAAATAATAATTATGAACTTTTTTCATTTATAATTCTTTCTAGCTCAAGCCATTTATCTACTACTTTAATTGGTGTATAGTACTTAGTAATATGGGCTTGTCCTGCTAAAACTTTTTGATAAACATCATTTGGATTGTGTATAAAATATTGAAAACCTGCTGTCAAATTACCTGTCCATATATAGTCTTGTAAATCAACATAACTTGGAATATAACTTTGTGTGATAACAAACTTTCCTTGCTGTAGTGCATCAATTGGTCTATTGTTTCCTTTACCTTTAACAAATTTTTCTATTTTATTTTTATAAAAAATTGGCAATAAAATTGCATCGCTATTATTAACCATTTCTTCTTGAGTTTCGAAACTCCAATCTGTCCACCAACTTGGATCATCTACATTCTTATTTGTAACAACATCTATTTGTACGTTTGGGTGTACAGTTTGCATATTAGCAAGTATCATATCAAAGTTTACTTTATGAATATTTTTTCTTGCTCCGTAGCACACAAGTTTTACAACATCATTCTTGTCAAAAACTTTTTTTATTGGTTTGCTTTGTTTTCTTTCTGTTAAGTCTGCTATAACATAACATTTTGCTTTAAATAATCTTTCTACGTCTTTTGCTAGATATTCACAGGTAGCAACAAAAAATTTACAATGCTTGGCAGCTTTTGTATATAAATCTATAACATCTTGTTTATAAAATTTGTAATCTGATATATCGCAAATAAATTTTGCATTTTTTTCTATCAGCACATTTAATATTTCATTTGTAAATTTTTTGCCAAATACAAATAATCTGTTATCGTTGTGCTGTATTTGATTTGTATCAGTTATAAGGCCGTTATTGGTGCTATCCATATTTTCAAGTAACAAAGTACCTCTTGATCTAAAACTATATCTGTTGTGTTCTTTATCACTCACAAAAAAATACATTATTCTTCCTGATATTCAGATAACAGTCTACGTATTTCACTCCACGTACCGAGATCAATATAATCATCTACTTCTATACCTTGAGAATTATAAAATGGAGTATATGTCATTTGTTTCGCATTGAATTTTTGTTTTAATGTGCTTTTTTCCATATATTCCATAGCGGGCATAAATGAACTTGCTCTAAATGCAAAACTACACCAATATGCATTAAATTTGCCAAAGTCTGTTTGGGGTTTATCTTCATAGAATTTTACAACATCATCTTCCATTTGTAATGCACCTTTTGTTGATAACATTAATGGATCTGTTTCTTTTTTGTAAAAGAAAACAAACTCGTTGTCTTGTAATTTATCTTTAACTTGTGTATACAAGTCCTCAGTGCCTTTTAATTTTAAAATTGTATCAGGTAATAAAACTACGTTATCTTCACCAAACCAACTATAGGCACTTTTTATTGCACCAGTATATTCTAATTCTTTTGGATTTTGATATACAAAAGCAATGTTATATTTGTCTTTGTATTTTGATAGATATTCAACTATTTCGGTTTTATATTCATTAATTACAACAACAAAGTCTACACTGTTTCTGTCATAATCTTTAAACCAGTCAAAACTATAATCTATAAGTGCTTGATTTTTGTCTAATCTTAATATTTCTTTAGGATAAGGTAAATTTAATCTTGTGCCTTTTCCTGCGGCGGGTAGTATAACTGTTAGGGTCATACTCTATTTACAAAGTTGCGTCTTCCATTCCTGCAACTCTGAGTTTTACAACATTTGTAATTTGCCATTGTTTTTGGTCAAGTGCTTTTAGTACACCTAACCATTTATTTCTCATAAGCGCAAATTCATTTATAATTTTTTCATAGTCGACGACATCTGCTTCGCCGTCGACATATTTTTCTACATCTCTACTGCTTAATGCACGTTGATAGTTTTCTAAGTATTTACGGAAAAAAGAGCTACGCAATCTACGTAGCTCTATATTTAAATATTCTAAGATGGCTTCAATTTCTTGTAGCTGATTAAATCTATGTTCTACAATACCAGGCATTTGCGATGCTTGTTTTTCAACATTGCCAAAAAACTTACATTCTTTTTTTGCCTCTGCTAGTTCAATTTCAAAGTGTTGTATAGCCGCGGGTATTTCATTTATATTGCGACTTACTCGACTGTACCAACCCATTATTCATCCCACTCATCTTCATCGTCTATATCGTGATGATCCATTTCTAAATAATATTGAATAGCATAATCTAAATGTTTGTCGTGACCTAACATTTCTTGTAATTGATCATCTGCTAGTCCATAATCTATCAATGTGTCAACATACTTCTCTGCTGCAAGCTCGATGTGCTTCTTATCCAGATACTCTTTAAAGAGCATCCATATATCCGCCACAAATTCTTCATCCATTTAAGACTGGCTCCTCGTTATGATCCACAGCTTCTTCGTCTGCGTTAGCGATATTTACCATTTGTTCTTCTTTTGCCGGTAAATCGGCCATGATCATCTCGAGTTTGTCACCTGTCCAGTTCTTACGATATTCTAGAGTTTCTTCACCTGTGCTATCAATATACTTGTAGCGATTACCTTGTTTTTCAAGTAAGCCTTTTGCTTCTAACAAATCAAACATACCTGAATATGGATCCATACCTGTTTCGTATGGAATCTTAACTTGTACACCTTCAAACGGTTTAGCATAACGTGTTTTCATAACCTTACACGCCGCTCTAATACCATTTACTGTACTAGTTTTGTTACCATCTGCATCTTCTTTTAGTTTTAGTTTTTTCATAGCAACTACCATTGAACTTGCATAGATAAAACCACTACCACCTGAGATCTTGTCATCTGGATCAAACATATCTTGCGATGCGTATGTGTGGTTAGTAACAACCATACCTACATTGTGTGAACCAAACATATTAACACAGTTAGTAACCAATGCTTTCAGTGCTTTAGCCTTACGACCCATATCACCTTTCATATCACCTGCTTCAAACTGATTAACTTCAGTTGGTGACATAAGCATACCTAAACTATCAACTACAAACAACACTTTAGGTCTGTCATCTTCGTCCATTGCACGATAGTCGTCCATAAATGTTGAAATAGTTTTAGCAACGTCATCAATCATTGCCATATTAAGTTTTAGGATTTTGTCGTCTGTTGTTTCTACACCTAATGCGTGTAGCCACTTTTCATCAAGTGCATTTTCACTGTCAATCAATACAACAAAAATACCTTGTTCTTGTGCTGACTTAACAATATTGCCAGACACAATGTAAGACTTGCCTGCACCACTTTCGCCTGCAAACACACTTACTTTGCCTAGTGGAACACCTTTTCTAAAGTCTCCACTAAGTAGATAGTTAAGTGCAAAGTTACCTGTACTAATCCAATCTTTAGGATCATTGAACCCTGAACTCATACCTTTAATAGATTTTGTTAAACTGTTTCGAAACTTTGAAGGATCGAATGCCTTAGTAGCCATATTTTCTCCTATTCTAAAAAGCAAAGGAAAGGGCCGAAGCCCTTTCTATTATTGACCTTGTCTTGCACGAATCATTGCTAGAATGTCTTGTGCGCCGCCTGCGTTTTCTTCTGCAGGTGCTGCCTCTGCTGCTGGAGCAGGAGCAGGAGTTGGTTCAGGTGTTGCTGCCGGAGCAGGTTCTTTCCAGCCTGTATCAGTTGTTGTTTCTGCTACTGCTGCTGTTGCTGCTGGAGCAGATGGTTTTGCAACCACTGGATCACCAGTTTTTGCTTGCATACCTGCTGGTCGGAAATATTGACTCCAACGCTCTGCATCGTATGCTTCGCCATCTACTGAAGCTTCAAACATTTCTGTAAGAACTTTTACTTCGACTTCTCCTGGCTTTTTAGGAAGGAAATCATTGAGATTAAACAAACCGTGATTATTCACTGCTGCCATCTCCGCATCACCTAATGGACGTTCTCTACGTGCCCAATTACTTGCGCCGTAATCTGCATATCCACCTTTTGTACCCTTTGACAAACGAAAGTCAACACCAGCAGTATAATCTGTTGGTAATTCTTCCATATCAGGATCCATAAGTGCTGCCTTGATTAGTTGGAAAATTTGTGGACCAATAATGAATCTACGAATTGGATTCTCTGGTTGTGAATCTTCCTTCAATGGATCATCTACAACGAAACCTTGGAAGATATAAGAACGTTTCTTCCAATATTTACGACCCATATCTTCTAGACTTGGATCTTTAAACCAACCACGTACTTCTTGCAAAATGTTACAAGATTCTCCATACATTTCCATACAAGGAACTTGTACTTGTACTGGACGTGAATCAGTTTCACCTTTTACGCCAGCAAATGGAAGTTTAATCATCAAACGTTCTTTCCAAAAGAACGTGTTTGAATCATCGCCGTCAGGCAAAAAGCGTAGCGTTGCTTGCTCGCCTTCTTTCATATTCCAAAATGGGTAAATTGCGTTATCACCGCCGCCTGTTCGTTGTCCGCCAGCGCCGGCTTCTTGTTCTTTGAGCTTTGCTCTAATTTCTGCTAATGATGCCATAGTTATGCCTCCTTATAATTGCCTATGTCTTCTGTGCCTTTAATGTGTAGCACATATTATTAATACTACACAATGTTATTTATCTTGTCAACTATTTTTTTGACAATATTTTCAAATAGTTAGCAGATTAACTTAAACCTGCTAACTTTTGAATTCTTGTAAATTCTTCGTCTATACCACGTAGTTTTTTTGCCTTTTTGATATAATCAGTTAATGTGCCATATGATAAATTAAATGGATCTAGTCCATCATCTGCTGCTAATTTTTTAGCGTGTGTCATAATGTAATATGCATCACCTTCTGATTTACCTTCGCCCATTAATCTTTTAACATTATCTTTAAGATGTGGGTATTTTGCCATTATATTTTTAGCATACATTCTTA